TGTGATAAGTGTTTTCAAATGGACAACCAATCAAGCGTTGTAGGGCTAACTGATTCTCACTAACATTGAGTTTTTCATCAATGTCCACACACAATTTTACATCTATTCGTGCATATTCCAAGTAAGTGTCCGTGTCTTCAAGCCAAGCCCTTTCGTAAAACTCGTTGTCTTGGAACTTAGCAGAAACAACCTTACCATCATTCTCAAGAACCAACTTAGAACAATCATCCAACTTCAAAGAAGGTAGAGTTCCCATTTGTGAATCAGTCCACAAACGCTCAAATCTATCCATCAAGCAAAAGGTCAAACGACCCTTAATTGGTTGGCCGCTATTATGGTAGTTTTCTACTTTAAGGTTCCACCCAACAGGTTCACCACCAGCATAACGCCTTGAAACATTCTTGATTTCCCCATAGGGAGACATAAGCGTAGGGTTAATATTCAATTCACACATACGAGAAATAACTTTCGGTATGTCAAAACCAAGCAAATACCACCCAATAATCATGTCGGGGTCTTGCTCTTGCATTAAGCGAATAAACGCATAAAGCATATCAGTTTCATTGTCATACACTTCAAGCCATTCCTGTTCCTTGTGAATAACTCTTTCAGCAAACCAAGTCATTACAGTAGGTTTCTGTGTGTAGTTATCGTAAATACTCAGCACCGTAATTTTCCCATCGTGTTCTCCACCCACTTGAGTTTCAATATCAAAATACCACTTGCGTAGGTTGTATTCGGGAATCTCGTAATCCGAATCAATACACCAAAGCCTAGCCGCATCCACATCACCTTGATAGGTTCTCTCAGTTTTGTGGATTTCCTGCATAATATTGTATCTATCGTAGGGGTTCTCGTAGTAATACTTTACGAGAGGAGTTCCTTCCAAGTTTTTACGGTTAGTGGGACTTCTAATAAAGTCCACCCTCCTACCTCTCGCAATTATACTTCTACTAATTTTAGTATCAATGGGTAGATAAAAGTAGGGGCGGCATTCAAATGTTTCTTCCTTTCTTTCATCGTTAATATCCCGATAACGAAGTTTAATCCTGTGTTCGTTGTTCTCTTGAATCGTGTTTATCATCATTTTCATCACTCAGTATTTCAATCTCAATGTCGTTTTCTCTTAGTTCATACTGCATTTGGTTTTGAATGTAGTGAATAAGGTGTTGTTTTAGTTCCTTAGCGGAGGTATCTCGCCAATACCACCCACCCCTCACTAAGAGGTTTAGTTTAAATTTAGGACCATCACTCATGCAAATCCCTCATCATTTGTGCAAAGTCTCTTCCGTATTTCATGGTGAGTTCAATATCCTTAAACTCCTGCAATAAGCGTTCTACATAAACACTTGCATCCATTAATTCCTCTTGGAGATGGGTAAGCCATTCGTGAACAGAAAGGTCTTCTCGTTCCATTGTTGTGCCGTATTTCTTTTTGCCGACTTCTGCTCGTTGTTGAATTTTTTTGCACACTTCATCTTCGTGTTTGCTCATTCTTCTCTCTCCTTATATTCGTATGCCCATGTAATTTGGTCTGTTAAATCCATAGAGTATTTACGATGAATTTCTTGTAAAAAGATAATCACATCGTCATGTCCTGCAAACTCACATAGTTCGTTAGTATCGTGTTGGTCATAACCTTGAATATCATCAGCGAACCAAACCGCTACCTTTAACATACCATCATATGAACACCCATCTAACTGTTGTATCATTCTTCTTCCTCCATGTTCATGTTTAGGATTCTATCAAGTAGTCTCACCTGTCCAATCAAATATAGAATAACCCCACTATTACTCTCACCATACATTTTGAGAAACTGTTCTAGTGTTGTGTTTCTCTCATTCAAGTTATGCATTAGCGTATAGTGGAGTTGGGTTCTCATTGTTGCTAGAATAGTCAACAAAATTTCTCTTTCCATATTTAAGCCTCCAATCTAGGCGCACGAAGAATAGTCACTCCACCGTTCACAAACACAAACGGCATATCATCATCGTAGTAAATGTAAGTCCATTCGTCCTCTCCATGCAAAATGGGTTTAGCCATAGGCAAAGAAAACGAACCAATACTTGGTTCAGTAGTAGAACCTTCAATAGCATTAATTCGTGTGGAGAAGTTTTGTGAACCCCTGTGAGAAGAAACAGTAAGAACTTGACCCTCATACCCAAGGGTATAAACAGATGTTCCAACCTTTTCAGCATTTTTAAAACTATCTACAAGAGCATTTGTGTGAACCGCTACCTTAGTATTGAGAGTTAACTTTTCTGTAACCTTCAAGAACTCACTTTCTTCGTGGTCTGTTTCGCAAATAGTAGAAAACCTCCCCATAACATGGGCGTATTGATGTCTTTCAAGTGAGGGTAATTCAGCAATAGAATTACCATAACTAACCTTGATAATACCATCTACGGAAACGACACTACATTCTTCATCCGGTAGATACTTTAGCAAGGTGTCAGCATTGACACAAAATCTACCGGGTGTTTCGCACTCCATGTGATAATTTTCAACCCGAACATAAGTAGACATATCACCATTTTCAATAATTAGGTTTTTTCCTGTAGCCGTAATCCGAATCTCGTTCCCAAGACTTGAGTTTTCACTACTTAATCCCCTGTTGTATTTCCCCTTAATAAGGGAAACATTAATATCATTCTTCAATCTTTTTCCATTCATTGTAATTTTCATGTGTTTCACCACCAATTTGTTCATAACTTCTATACATAATATCACACCATTAATCGTTTATTCAAAGGTTGTTTTCCTTGACTTCGGGAAGGCCATTCCATGTGACCTTGCCCTTTTGATTCTCAAAAATTAAGAAGGATTGACCTTCATTTGTTGCATTGGTTTTAGACTTTGTAACCTTTGCATATAGGCTAGTTTTACCATTTCGTTCTTCACGATAAGTGTAAATGTGTTGGTAAAGTTTAGCCGTAGTAGACTTTTCCCAATCGGGCTTTTGTCCCACAACTTCAAACCCATCATGCACTTCTTTCATGTGCGTGATGAAAAACTTATGGCACTCCAATTGACAAGCCGCTTTAAACAAACGCTGGTATTCTTGCGTCCGAGCAAACCATTGGGTGGGAACCATTTTGACTTTATCAGCCTGTCGTGGGTCATTACCTTTAATATGGTTTAGCCGAGCAATCATATTTGTTGTATCAAGCCAAGTGTCCAAGCCATCAAAAACGATGGCCTTAACTGCTTCAACCTCAATTTCCTCTTCCTCATCTTCAAGACTAATTTTCTTAGTTTCAATTGCTTCTTTAACCATTCCAATAAAGAAACGGGCCATATCAGCAGTAGCCAAATAATCAATAGTCATGTCGTCTTTGTAGACATGAGGGTTGTAGATAAACACCTTATCATCGGAAGACCAATGTTGCCTCCAAGTAGGTTCTGCTCCTTCATCAAAGTCCAGCACAAAAACCCAATGTGTTTTCTTCTCTTCTTCCGTTCTACAATCCAAACAAATACCTGTTTTTCCAGTTCCGGGGTCGCCCGAAACACCACAAATCATAAATGCTGATTCATGCTTCAACAGATTTCGTCGTTGTGTAAACGCTCTTGCCTTTGCCTTAGCAAAAGCCGTATTTCTTTCTTCTTCGTTAACGCTAGACAAAATTTTGCTAGCATTTCCTTTTCCTTTCAAACTCATTCTTCTTCCTCTCCTTTAAATTGTTCTTTTAGTTGTTTTAATTGGTTTTCATGCACAATACGGGTGAACATTTTCCCACTTTGTCTCATGTGAAAACGAACACTATACATGTCGTCTTCTTGGTGTCGCCATTCAATGCTTTCCACCTCTTCTAAATCCAATAAAATTTCATTCATTCGTATAATCATTTTTCTTCCTCCAAATGTATAGGCTTCGCACCTATCCGTATGTCATTCAACCGCCACATATACACGGCTGATACTGTCGCTGTATCTCTATGCCGACAATACCATAAGTTCACAGTTCATCTAGCCTCTCCGTAAGGAGCAAAAGAGCCGAAGCCCAAAGCCCTACAAAAATACCCAACTGTTGGTCGTGCAAGGCATAAATACCAATGCTACCAACAATTGAAACTAGGCTACTGTAAAGTCCAATTTTCTTCCAATCCATTGTAATCACCAATAGTTGAGAGAGTCTCCATCGGAGGTATCAACAGATTCAGCCAGTCCCGTAGCCAAACGAACATTTAGTCCGTATAGGTTGATAGAAACTGGGTTGTATTCGCCATTAATTGGGATTCCGCTTTCGTCCTTCTTTTGTGATTGGCTGGTTCGTCCAATAACGACAATATCCGAGCCAACCCCAAAGTCAATGTCCACATGGGAAGGAACCCAAATCGGAGTTGATTCGGGCATATCCTCGTCTTCAAAGCCATAATTAGCATCAAGAGGTTCAATCCAAATAACACGGTTTCCGGTGTTTTTATTGACGGTCAAGTTCATGCTGGTGACGATACCATCCGTTACAGTAATTTTCAATCCCTGTTGGGTTTGAATTTCTTGGTGGTAGGACTCAATATCCATTAGGTCAGTTACAAACTCACCCATGTTTTCAACCAATGCATCCTCGTAGTTATAAGAAGAGGTATCAAACCATCGTGGGTCGTCCTCATCCAAAATATCAATGTAGGACAAGGTTTCTAGAGTCTTGTTGCGAATACCGTAGATAGCATTCCTGTCCTCGTTAGGCAAACCATAAAAGGTGAGCATACGGAAACAATCAGCCTTGAAATTCTTAGCCATTTCGTTCTTCAACTGAACAGTCCAAAGTTGGGTTTCCCCGTCTTCCTTCTGTCCGATGAAATGCGCTCGCACTTGATGTTGTTCTTTTGGTAGGGGGCGACCATAATTTTTGTTGGTGTCGCCCGATTGCCAAGTCTTAACTGCGTCAAGAGGAACAATCCAAACAGTTTCCGAGATTTCAATAGCCATGTCGGGAACTTGAGGGAGAGTTTTTGTTTCCCACTCATCGTTCTTAACTTGGGTCTTTTTGAATTCACCGTCTTCAAGAACAATCTCAGCAACCAAGCCATCAGTTAAGGCTTGCGATGCATCAGCGTTGTAGCGAGAACGAACATTCTTACGCTTATATTCCATGATGTCTCGGACTGGTTCAATACCAACAAAGAATCCTGTAACCATAGCACCAAAACTTTGCTGTGAACTTGAACGGTTAGAGGCAAGACGACTTCGCACATATTGGCGAGTCAAGGACATAGCCATTAATTGTTGTCGCTCATCCTCTAAATCCAAGTTATTGCTCGTGGCTAACTCGGTATATTTAGCATTCATTTCTTCTTCTTCAATTTGTAGTCTCTTAGCAAGACTACCCAATTCGTTTTCTATTCTTTCAATCATTTTTTCACTTCCTTTTGTTTTTCATAATTTGGGAGCAGAACCAAGCAATTAACACTTTAGGCGTCACGCTTCGGCTCCTCCACTCCATTTCTCCTACCGCTGATATGCACATAAACCTTGTGGTATTGTCCACATCAATTTCCATAACGGCTTGTAGGAGTTTATTACATATATCCTTTACACTTTGTCCATTCTTTACTAGCGTTGTCAAGTAGTTCATACCCATCGGGTCGCCACTCAACATTTGTAGTAGAGCATTTTTGTAGAACTTTAGTTTTGCTTCCATAATTTCATCAAGACTTGTATCGGAAAAAATACACGCCTGAACCTCATTAATAGCACGACGAAAATCTCCATCGCAACTTTCTACAATTTTTTGGACTAAATTTTGCTTACTTTCATCTACTTCTAATACATTATCCCCGGACATTAGTCTTAGAAGTCGCTCAACCTGCACCTCATCGGGCAACGGTTGAAACAGATAGTTTGCACACCTTGACTTCAAGGCCTCTTCTACACCGTAGGAGTCGTTGCAGGTAATAACGAAGGTGGTATTTACTGCTCGTTCCATAGTGCGTTTTAATGCTCGCTGGGCATCCTTGGTCATTCCCTCTATTTCATCAAGTAAGACAAATTTCATTTTATTTCCACTAACAGAACTAGTGGTAAGAAAATTGTAAATAGTCTCACGCACGGTTTCTAGTTTGCGGTCTTGGCTAGCATTAATCTCAAGAAAATTAGTCTTGAAATCCTCGCCCAAGAACAGTTTAGCCATAACTAAAGCGGCTGTTGTTTTACCAGTTCCCGGCCTACCATGTAATAGTAGGTTAGGCATATGGTTTTTCTCAACCCATCGGTGAGCGTCTTCTGTAAATCTGTGTTGTCCTATAATTTCTTCAATTGTTGTTGGTCTAAATTCTTCTGTCCAATTCATTCTTTCATCTCCCATTCTTTAAATTTATCCAAAAGGTTATTCATTTTGCTACTAACCGAGTTAGCACTAGCACCCACCAAAAAATAAGTTGCTAGTGTTGCTTCGCAAGGAAAACCTGTTTCCTTCAAAAACTCCTCGTTAGGTTGAAAACAATCACCATTTATTCTTGTATTTGATAACAAGTAATCT